TTCCGAGCGCCTGCTCGGCCGCGCGCAGCCCCCCCATCATCTGAACCGCATACTGGATCCGCTCAGCGATCGTCCATCGCTCAGGAGCGGTGACGTCGAGCGGTGGCATTCTACTGCCAGGTTTCCGCTTGCGTTTGTGTGTAACCTGCATTTAACTGCCACCGAATGACCACGAACGTTGAACGGTAGCCGATGAAGCGCGTTTCCGCACGCTCGCGAGGATGGTCCTGGAACCGGGTGGTGTACGAGCTCCGCGAGCGCGGCCTGTCCGTCGCCGAGGTCGCTCGCCAGGCCGGCTTCAGCACCGTGGGCTCGCGCAGCGTGCAGACGAAGCGCTGGCCACGAATGCAGGCCGCTATCGCCAAGTCCCTGGGCGTCTCTCCGATCACGATTTGGCCTGACCGCTATGACGATGAGGGGTTGCCTTTGAGGCTGAAGCCCCGCCGCGGTGGCGCGGCCACCAACGCACGGCGAGCGGCGTGATGGGCGGGCTCGAGAGCCACCGCGAGGCCGCCGCGCCCGACGGGCCGCGCTGGTTCGGTGGGCTTGATCGCGTCGAGTGGACCGCGAGCGACTTGGCTGACCTTCAGCTGCCCGGCATGCCGGCCACGAAGCGCGGCATGGGGCTCTGGCTCAAGCGCCAGCGCTGCCTCGTCGAAAGGAGGCCAGGCCCTGGCGGGCTGGTCGAGTACTGGAACCTGCACAGCTTTCCCCAGGCGCTGCGGTTGGCAATCGCCGCGCGGCTGGCGGAGGTTGTGCGCGCGCAAGCGCCCGAGCTGCAGCAGGCCGAGGAAACCGCCGATGCGTGCGAGGACCTGAAGGCCCTCTCACAGCTTCCTGACGCTGCGAACCGGCGCGCCGTCGCTCGCCTCACGGCCGTGCGCGCCTGGCGGGCTTGGCGAGAGACCACCGGCATGCCCGGCTCACGCGGCGCTTCACGCTTTGCGGAGGCTTGGGAGGCGGGAGCCATCGCATCACCCGAATGGGTGAAGGCGGAGCTGCCGGCCTTCTGCGTGCGCTCTTTGCTGGACTGGGAGAGGACCTTCGACGCGCGCGGCGCCTCGGCCCTCGGCGGCGACTACAAGGCCCGCGAGCGCACGATCAACGCCAACCCCGCGATGCTCGCGCTGGCTGAAGCCACCATCGCCGAGTTCCCGCATATCAATGGCGAGAAGCTCCGTTGGTCGCTTGCCGCCAAGTTCGGATACGACGCCACGCCGAGCGTGCGCTCGGTCCAGCGCTGGCTGGCGGCCTGGAAGAAGCAGAACCGCAGGGTGCACGCGTCGATCGTCAACCCGGATGCGCACAAGGCCAGGTTCCGGCCCGCATTCGGCAGCGCGTCGGAAGGCATCGTCCGCCTGAACCAGGTGTGGGAGTTCGACGACACCCCGTCAGACATCGTGCTGGCAGACGGCCAGCGCTACACGGTGATCGGCGTGATCGACGTGTGGTCGCGCCGCCTGATGCTGCAGGTGCATCGCTCGTCGAGCAGCCACGGAATCAGCCTGCTTCTGCGCCGCGCGCTGCTCACCTTCGGTGTGCCCGAGACGGTCCGCACCGACAACGGCGCCGCCTACGTCTCGCGCCACATCACGGAGGTGCTGAAGCGGCTCGACGTCGCGCACGACATCCTTCCGCCGTTCAGCCCGGAGCGAAAGCCCTTCATCGAGCGTGCGCTCAAGACCTTCGCCTATGAGCTGGTCGAAATGCTGCCTGGCTTTGTCGGCCACTCGGTCGCTGAGGCACAGGCCATCCGCGCGCGCCAGACCTTCGCGCAGCGGCTGTTCGGCCGGGGCGAGACGGTCGAGCTTCGCATGTCGGCGGCTGACTTCCAGGCCTTCTGCGATGACTGGACGCAGGCCTATCACGGCCGCGCGCACGGCACGCTGAGGACGACGCCGGCGCTGCGCGCAGCACAGTTCAGCGGCCGCGTACGCACGATTCACGGACGAGCGCGCCCTCGACGTGCTCCTGGCCCCCCTCGCAGGTGGGAACGGCAGGCGCACCGTCACCAAGAAGGGCATCAGGGTCGAGAACGGGCTCTTTATCGCGCCCCAGCTCGGCGACCTGGTCGGCGAGACGGTGGAGTGCCGCCAGGACCCGGCTGATGCTGGCCGCATCTACGTCTTCGACGATGCTGGTCGGTTCGTGTGCATCGCCGAGGATCCTGATCGGACGGGTGTGTCGCGCGACGAAATCGCCGCTGCCGCTCGCGCGCACGCTCAAAAGCGGCTGAAGGAGCATCGCGCCGAGCTGCGCGACCGCCGCCGCACAGAGCTTCCCGACCCTGACACGCTGGCGCGCGACATCATCACCGCGCGCATCGCTGCAGCTCCGAAGGTCCTGGCCTTCCCCCGCCCAGCAGAGGTGCACGCGAGCGACGGCCTTGAGCAGTCCGGCCGAGCCTCTCGTGCGGAGGAAGCGCCGGTGGCGCCGGAGCGCACGTCGGCCGACGAGCGGCGCGATGCGCAGCTCGTCGCCTTGGCCTCGCGCAGGCGTGCGGAGGAGGCGCGGGATCCGCGCGCGGACCGCAACGCCCGCGTCGCGCGCGGCCTCGCGGCCTGGGACGCCCTGAACGGCGGCGCAGCGATCCCTGAGACGGAGCGCGCCTGGTTCGAGGCCTACGAGACCACCACCGAGTTCCTCAGCGCCCTCTCCCTTGCGCGCGGCGTCGACATCCGCCGGGGGCACTACCGCTCGCGCGCAATCCCTCGTGCCTCTTCCCCCACCGCCAGCTGATCCGGAGACGTGATGACCGCTGAGATTGTCGACTTCCAGCCCGCGGGCACCGCAACCATCGCGGCGCTGCGCAACGTCAGCCTCTTTGCGGAGGGGCTCTCGGCCGCCACGGCCAGGTCGATGCACCTGCCCGGCCTTGTCGTGTTTCACGGCCCCTCCGGCTACGGGAAAACCTTCGCTGCCACCTATGCCGCGAACGTGCACCGCGCGCACTACGTCGAGGCGCGCAGCTCCTGGACCAAGCGCGCGCTGTGCCGCGCGATCCTCCACGAGATGGGCATCGAGCCTGCCCAGCGCGTCTACGAGATGACATCGCAGATCGCGGACGCGCTGCTCGCCTCCGGCCGCCCCCTGATCCTCGACGAGGCCGATCATGTGCTGGCCGCCGGCGCGATCGAGATCGTGCGCGACATTCACGAAAGCAGCGGTGCGGCGATCGCACTGATCGGCGAGGAGCGGCTGCCAGCCAAGCTGCGCGCGGTTGAGCGCGTGCACAACCGTGTCCTGCGCTGGGTCGCTGCGATGCCGATCGACCTTCAGGACACGCGGCAGCTTGCACGGCTTTACTGCTCAGGGCTCACGCTCGCAGACGATCTCCTCGAGGCGGTCGTCGAGGCGGCGAAGGGCGGCGCGCGCCGCGTCTGCATCAACCTCGACCTCATCCGCGATGCCGCGCGCGCGGAGCAGCCTGCGGCGATCGACGCGGCCTGGTGGGCGGGGCGCCCGCTCTACACGGGCCAGGTGCAGCCGCGCGATGACGCCTGGTCGGCAGCGAAGAGGGGCGCGCGCTGATGGCACGAGGCGTGAAGCCAGTTGCGCGTCGTGCTGCCGAGGTGGTCATGACCGGTCGCCCAGCGATCTGGGCCGCGATCAGGAAGCTGTCCGAGAAGCCCGGCACGCCGATGACGCGCACCAGGATCGGCCAGGTGAGCTACGTGCCCGTGCGCACCGTCGGCAGCTACGTCGCAGCACTCGAGGCCGCCGGCATCCTGTCGCGCAGCGAAGCGAAGGGGCCAGGAGGCGGCGCCACGTGGGTGCTCGAGCGGGACGTCGGGCCGATGCCACCTCGGCTGTTGCCTGACGGGACCGAGCCGAAGCTCGGCAGCGGTCGTGATCGCCTCTGGCGGACCATGAAGATGCTCAAGGTGTTCACGCCGCGCGACCTGGCGATCGCCGCCAGCATCGAGGGCGCGCGGGTGGCGCCGAACGAGGCCGATAGCTACGTGAAGTTCCTCGTGAAGGCGGGCTATCTGCGCCTCCGAGTGCCGGCCAGGCGCGGCCGCAACGGCAGCCAGGCCATCTACCAGTTCATCCGGAATACCGGGCCTGAGGCGCCGCAGATCACGCGCGGCAAGGCGGTGTTCGACCCCAACCTCAAGCAGGTCACGTGGCAGCCTGGCCAGCCCGCAGCGGCAGGTGCGGCATGAGGGACGCGCGCAACCTGACCGTGGCGCGTGCCGCCTGGGGCGACACGGTGCCGGACTGGATCGACGCTCTGGCGACGGCATGCGACAGGTCGAACCAGACCGCGGTCGCGCGCCAGCTTGGTGTGTCGGGAAGTGCCGTCAGCGGTGTCCTGAACCGCAACTACAAGGCTGATCTCGCGCGCATCGAGCAGCGTGTGCGCGGCGTGCTGATGAGCGGCACCGTCGCTTGCCCAGTGCTCGGCGACCTCGCCTCGGACCTCTGCCTCGAGTGGCAGGCCAAGGCCAGCCAGTTCCGCGACACCGGAAGCCTCCGGCGCCGGATGTATGCCGCCTGCAGGCGGTGCCCCCGATCCCGTTTCATCAAGGAGAGCATCAGTGCTGAGTGAGGAACTCAAGAACCTGGCCGCGCATCTCGCCGCGCTGCGCCAGCAGCCACCGGCCGCGATGGACCGTGCGCTGCGCACGGCGGAAGAGCTCGCCCGCGACCTGGCCGAGGACGCGAGCCACCTCGAGCGGCACGTCGTGCCGGCGGCGGCGCGCGCCACCGTGCTTCCGCCCGGCGTCGCCTCGCTCGACCAGGTCCGCGCGCTGCGCAGGGGAGGTGCGCTGTGAGGAAGCCAGGCGAGGGACACAACAGTGATCTTGAGCTGGAAAAGCAGCTCCGCGGCATATCCAGCCGGATCGAGCGGCTGAACGAAGAGATCTCCGGCCTGAACGCAGAGAAGAGCGACGCCTACCAGGAGGCCAAGCGGCTTGGCTTCGCGCCCGATGCTCTTCGCGCCGCCATCGCCTACCGCAAGGACCCTGACAGGGCCTCTGAAAAGATTGCGGGTATGGACCGAATCCTTGAGGTCCTAGGCCGGTTTCCTGCATCTGGCACGGATCTTGCTAAGCGCGTCGTGCACGCGCGAGGCGGCGACGCGGATGAGTGATCGCCGCCACACCGCAGAGCTGCTCGCGAAGCGGCTGATCGATTGCGACGCGAGGCAGCAGCAGATCCATCACGAGCGGCGGCGCATCTACGCAGCTGCCGCCGCTGCCGATATCTCGCGTGCTGACATCAAGCATCTCGCGCTCATGCTCTCGAAGTCTTCGCGAAAGAAGGTCGCGGCAGATGGGTGATGCATCACGTTCAGCGGTCATGCATGCCCGCATCCCCACCGTCGCCTACGTCATGGGCGTCGTCGCCCGCCGCTACGACGTCTCGATCATCGAGCTGCTGAGCGACCGGCGCCGCGCCTCCATCGTCGAGCCGCGCCATGTGGCGATGTTCCTCGCCCGCCGCTGCACGCTGCAAAGCCTGCCGCAGATCGGCCGGGCGATGCGGCGCGACCACACGAGCGTCTGGCATGCCGAGCAGCGCGTGCGCCAGCGCATGGCGGCAGAGCCAGACTTCGCTGCGCTGGTCGAGCAGCTCGCCGCCGAAATCACCACCGGAAGCAGCCAGTCGGGCCAGGCCCACAAGGAGGTCGCATGAGCAAGCGGATGAAGACGCGCGCGGTCGATGTCGCGGTGCCGCGTGACGCGGCGGAGGCGGACGCGTTCCTCGCCGAGATCGGCACCCATCTCCGCTCAGCCGAGCTGGTGCAGGCGGCGCTGGACGAGCAGGTCGCCTCACTGAAGACGAAGGCCGAGGCCGAGGCCGCGCCGCTCAAAGCACGCATCGACGCACTGACGAAGGGCCTCCAGGTGTGGGCTGAGGCGAACCGCGAGAGCCTGTGCGTCGGCGGCCGCAAGACGGTGACGCTGTCCTCCGGCGAGATCGGCTGGCGGCTCAGGCCGCCGAGCGTGCGGATCGCGAGTATCGGGGCGGTGATGGAGGCACTGCGGTCGCTCGGCCTCGGCCGCTTCATCCGCACCAAGGAGGAGATCGACAAGCAGGCGCTGCTGGCCGAGCCGCAGGTTGCCGTGAGCGTGCCCGGCGTGTCGATCGGCAGCCAGGGGGAGGACTTCTTCGTCCAGCCCGTGGCGCTGCCGCTCTCGGGCGGTGACCGGTGATGTCGCTCCGCGCCTGGCAGCGCCGCCGGCGGCTGCGGTCTATGCGGCGGATGCTGCTCGGCCTGCCGCTTGAGCTGCGCGTGCTCGCCATCGCCATCGTCAGGACGATGCCGCGATGATCACCCGGGCTGCGCTTCGTCGCGAGATCAGCCGCCAGGTGGGCCGGCAGCTTGCAGCGCTGCTGCGCGCAACCGCGCCGGCGCAGCCTGAGGCAGTTTTCATGGAACCTGCCGCACCGCCGCCCGTGACGGCGAAGCGGATGCGGCGCACGACAGTCACCGGGGCAGCTCCGGGCGGCGCCAGCGGGACGCCGCAGCATACCAAGGGCACCTGTGCAGCGCGGCCGAGCAAGAGCGTGCTGCCCCGCATCAACGCCGGCCCCGGCGCCACCGAGAGCATTCCGGTGGTGTGCGATACGGCAAAGGCGCCCGTTCCCGCTGCACCTTTTTCGCCGCCAGTCACGACAGACCGCGCCACCATCCGGCTTTGGGGGCTTGAGCAGGGTCTGCGCATCGCCGTGATGGGTGCGCTGGCCGCCCATGACATCGCGCTCATCAACAACCGCCGGCGGCTGCTCGGCAACGCGCCGTTCGTGCCCGCGCCGGAGGAGCTGCCGTGACGGCCGCGCTTGCGCTGGCGCGCCTCGCCCCGGACCTCGCCGCGATCGAGCGCGTGCTGGTCGCGATCGAAGACGGCGCGCATGCCTCGCGCGAGCTCGACGCGGACGTCTTCACTGCCCTCGGCTGGCGGGTGACGCGGCACGCCGCCGATGACCGTCACGCATGGACCGCGCTGAGTCCCCTTTCGCGCACGCCGCTGCCGCTGCCACGCGCGACCAAGCGGCTCGACTGTGCCCGCACCGTGCTGCCGCATGGCTGGGACTGGAGCGCGGGCGAGCGTCAGGGTGCCGGCCAAGCCTGGTGCCACAATCGCCGGCGGGAGGGCGACCCGTTGCTTGCCTCGTTCGAGGGCTGCGCGGCCACTCCTGCGCTCGCGCTGGTGAAGGTGGCGCTGTTCGCGCAGCGCGCTGTGGCCATGGCGGCCCTGATGCCGCCCGAGCCGCAGCTGAGCTGCCGCTGTAGTTAGGTAGGGCCTGAGCGCGCCCTGCGTGCCGGCCGCTGCCCCGATTGCGAGCGGGTGATCTGATGGCGCGTCAGATTCCCCTGTTCGGTGCGTCAGGCCAGCTTCAAGGCCCGCTGAAGGAGGCGTTTGACCGGCTGTGGGCCGCCTATCCGCCGCGCCGGCCGAACCCGCGTGCGCAGGCCGAGGCGTCGTTCCGGACCGTGGCGCGGGCGCACGACCCGGCGCGCATCGCCGAGGCGGGTGTGGCGTTCGCGGACGAGATGAGGAAGCTCGGCACGGATCCTGCCTTCGTGCCGCACCTGGCCACCTGGCTCAGGCAGCAGCGGTTCCTCGATTACCCGCCGTTCATCACCGCCGCCGTATCTCCCACCGGCATTGCAGCCCCCGACCAGGTGGATCATCCATGGTGGCCGGCATTCAGGGACCGCGGCGTGGCGCCGGCGGAGTTCAGGAGCTGGATCGCACCGCTGACGCTGGTGGCGGTCACGGAGCAGCAGGCCGCGCTGATCGAGGCCGGCACGCGGTTCCGCGCCAACTGGGTGCGCCACCACTATGCCGGCACGCTCGCGAAGGCGCTCGGCGTGCAGCGCGTCGTGATCGTCGACCAGGTGCGGCCGTGACCGTCCCCGCCAGACTGGCCGGTGCCATCCATGCGTGCCGCAAGCGCGTCGCCGGCCTCGAGGACGAGGCCGCCTGGCGCGGCTTCCTCGTGCAGGCCACGGGCAAGGACAGCCTGCGCGCGATGGACGGCCGCGAGCTCGGCCGCGTGCTCGATGCCCTGCACAAGCGTGGCGCGCCGCGCACGGCCGGCAAGGGCGCGGGGCAGCGCCGCCTCCCGTCCGACCCGCTGTCGCGGAAGGTCCGGGCCCTGTGGCTCGCGCTCGCCGAGGCAGGGGCGATCGAGAACGCCTCGGAGCAGGCGCTTGATGCGTTCGTCAAGCGCCAGACCGGCATCGACAGCCTGGCGTGGGCCGATGGACCGGCGAAGGTGCGCGTGGTCGAGGCTCTCAAGGGCTGGGCGCGGCGCGTCGGCGCGGTGGTGTTCGACTGATGGGGCCTGAGCGCCTCTGGCTGCCGGCGCTGCTGCGCGACGTCGCCGATGCGTTCGGCGAGGACGCGG